CCAAAAGGCATCTTGTTGTGATTATGTAGAGCATGGCATTTGGGGCTGGGTTTTAGAAAACCCGCGTGATGTGATGCTTAAGCCTGTAAATGGGCGATTGAGATTGTTTGATGTAGATGATAATTTAATTGAGTTTATGTCAGATGATGATGATTGGTTTGTTCATGCAGATAAGCTGGCCGATCAGTCTAAGGGCATCGGTAGTGCAAGCCTGATTTTAAATTATGATTAACGACCGCCGAAAGGCGGTTTTTTTACGAGGTTTGATTATGGCTAGAAAAGTAAAAGGCAGTGGCACAAGTTTTCGTGGCACCACTGGTGGTGCGGCTGGTAATGCGCGTAAGCGTCAATTTGCACAAGCCCAAAACCGCAAGGCTTTGGGCGGTGGTGGTAAGGGCGGTTAAACATGTCGAATATCCTGTTTGAAACAGTTAAGACGGCAAGCAGGATTTCGGACAAATGTATTGTGTGTTTTTCGGGCGGCAAAGACAGCATAGTAACGCTGGATTTGTGCGCCCGTTACTTTAAGCATATTCATGTTGTGTTCATGTATTCCGTTCCCGGCTTGAGTTTCCAAGAGGCTAATGTGCGCTGGTACGAGGCGAGATACGGTATTGAAATTGAACGCATACCGCATTTTATGATTTCGGAGTGGATGCGGTACGGCTTGTTCCGGAAAGGAGACTACACCGTCCCTGTCGTCAAGCCGCTTGATGTCTATCAGTATTTGAGGCTGTCGTCCGATATATGGTGGATTGCAGCCGGTGAGCGCATCGCCGATAGCATTGTCCGTCGGGCCATGATTAAAAACAGCGGCAGCATAGACGATAAACGTGGGCGGATATATCCCGTTGCGCATTGGAATAAAGCCGAAGTGATGCGCTATATCCAGCATCACAGATTAAAGCTTTCGCCCGAAAGTGCCGTATTGGGGCATTCTTTCCGTTCGCTTGAACCGTCTGAAATGGCCTTGCTGAAAAAGCACTATCCTGCTGATTACAAGAAAGTGGCGGAATGGTATCCGTTTGTCGAAGCGGCTGTAAGAAACTACGAGATGAATCATGAAGAAAACGTCATTGCAAAAGTTTGAGATGGTAACTGTCCATCGAAGCCAATTGCATGAGCATCCGAAAAATCCGCGTGTAATCGCAGATGGCGCAAAGAAGAAGTTGAAAGACAAAATGCGTCAGGTCGGATTGATTCAGCCGATTACGGTCAATCAGCGTGAAGACGGTACGATGTATATCTTAGGCGGTCATCAACGTTTGGGCGTGATGGACAGCTTAGAGAATTACAAAGACGGTAAAAACGATTATGAGCTTGATGTCGCGCTTGTGAGAATTAGCGAGGCTGAAGAGCTTGAAATGTTGGTATTCCTGAATAACCCGTCCGCGCAAGGCGGTTGGGACACGGAGTTGCTGGCAGAACTAAACCAAGATTTCGGCGTTGATTTTGGCGATATGGGCTTTGATAAGCTTGATGTCGATTTACTGTTTGACGGTGATGCGCGTTTTAGCGAAATGTTCCAAGACAACACGGAAATATCGGAAACTAAAGACGCGCTGCGAGAGATTAAAGAACACCGCAAAGAGTCCGCCGAGAAATTGAAAGAGCGTAATAGTGCAGAGATATACACTGTTATCGTTTTCAAGGACGAGAAAGAGAAGGAAGAGTGTATGAAGCTGCTGCATTATCCAAAATATGAACACTATATCAGCGGCAGCGCGGTAATTGAGGCGGTGGGGAAATGAGTGGGAAAAACAAAGGCGGTAGACCGCCATTCACATTTAATGATGAGCAAATCGTCCAAATAGAAGCATTAGGGGCTGTTCTGTCTCTTGCGCAGATGGCGGATTATTTCGGAATTGCCCTTAACACATTCCATGCAGCTTGCGAAAGACAGCCTGAAGTTCTTGAGAGATATAAAAGAGGGCAGGCAAAAGCTATTGGTTCTGTTGCCCAAAGTTTGTTGATGCAGGCGCGTGAAGGCAATTTGACGGCTGCGATTTTTTACCTGAAAACCCGTGCAGGATGGCGTGAGACGCAAGTGGTTGATAATGTATCTTCAGACGGCAGCATGGCACCCGCGAAGGAAATCAAAGTCAGTGCGGAAGATGTCGAAGCTGCCCTTAAGCGTTTGAATGAGTCGGTATGATGGATGCAGCCGTTGAAAAAGCAGTGTGGGATGAGGGGATCGCACAGGATTTGTATTTGTTTTCGCGTTATATGTTTTATGCGCGGCGCGGATATAAATGGTTGCAGGCGAATCACCACGCACTAATCTGCAATGCGCTTGAGCGTGTTTTCAACGGTGAAACGAAACGCCTGATTATCAACATTCCGCCGCGTTACTCGAAAACGGAAATTGCGGTTGTGAACTTTATCGCATGGGCGATGGGGCGTGTACCTGATTGCGAGTTTATTCATGCGAGTTATTCGGCTACGTTGGCGGTCAATAACTCCGTGCAGATTAGAAATCTTGTCCAGCATGAAGCGTATCGGGCAATTTTTCCGAATGTGGAGCTTGCAAGCGAGAGCAGCCATCACTGGAAAACAACCGCAGGCGGTGTGATGTACGCAACAGGTGCGGGCGGTACGATTACAGGTTTCGGTGCAGGCAAGCATCGGGAGGGATTCGGCGGCTGCATCATCATTGACGACCCGCACAAGGCCGACGAAGCGCGAAGCGAGGTCAGACGGCAGAACGTCATTGACTGGTTTCAAAACACGGTCGAATCTCGAAAGAATAGCCCTGATACGCCGATTATTCTGATTATGCAACGCCTGCACGAGAAAGACTTGGCAGGCTGGCTGCTTGATGGCGGCAACGGCGAAGAGTGGGAGCATTTGTGCCTGCCAGCTATTCAAGACGACGGCACAGCGTTGTGGCCTGAAAAGCATGATATTGAAACACTGCGCCGAATGGAGCAGGCCGCGCCGTATGTGTTTGCCGGGCAGTATCTGCAAAAACCTGCACCGCCTGACGGAGGTACGTTTAAACCCGATAATCTGCAGTTTGTTAAGGCATTGCCTGCCGGTAATATCAGATGGGTTCGCGCGTGGGACTTGGCGTCAACAGCGAACGACGGAGACTACACGGCAGGCGGCAGGCTTGGCGTTACAGAAGACGGTCGGTACATCATTGCCAATATCGTGCGCGGTCAGTACGGCGCGGATGAGCGGGATAGGATTTTGAAAAACACGGCGCAAAAAGACGGCGTGAAAACTAAAATATCTATCCCACAAGACCCCGGGCAGGCTGGTAAATCGCAAACTTTATATTTAACCCGTCAACTGGCGGGTTTTTCTGTATCTGCCAGCCCTGAATCGGGCGACAAAGTTACACGCGCCGAACCGTTCGCGGCACAGGTCAATATCGGCAATGTGATGGTATTGGATGACGGCACATGGGACACGGACGCGCTGATTGCGGAAATGCGGATGTTCCCGAACGGGCAGCATGACGACCAAATCGACTGTTTGAGCCGGGCCTTTGGCGAGCTACTGGATACCCGAACGGGCATGATTGATTTCCTGCAATCGCAGGTTGAGGCTATGAAATGAGTAAAAAGACACCTTTATCACAAGGTTTTATTGCCCGTGTGGCTGCTGGTGTCCGTTACGCCTTTACCGGCAACGCGGACGGGTGGTTTGACGCGGGCGAGCCTTTAGCCCCTGTCGCACAGCAGGCAGAGGGTCGGCGGTTTGATTACGAGCCGTTCTACAACGTTGGGCATTCCAGACCGCGCGAACGTGAAGCGGTAGGCTTTGCGCAATTACGCGCCCTTGCCGATAACTACGATGTGCTGCGTTTGGTAATTGAGACGCGTAAAGACCAAATGGAGTGTCTTAAGTGGACGATTCAGAAACGAGACGTTGAGTCAACCAAAGACAACGAATCGCAGCGAAAAGACCGAAAGGTCGATGAAGCTATTGCGTTTTTCCAGTCGCCTGACAAAGAGCATACATGGTCGGACTGGTTACGTATCTTACTGGAAGACTTGTTTGTTATTGACGCGCCGTGCATCTATCCACGGAAAACACTGGGCGGCGACTTGTACGCCCTTGAGGTGATAGACGGTGCGACGATTAAGCGCGTTTTGGATAATACAGGGCGTATGCCTTTACCGCCTGAAACGGCGTATCAGCAAATCCTGCACGGCATGGCGGCGGTCGATTACACGGCTGACGAGTTGATTTACCGCTCACGCAACAATCGAAGCTACAAGGTTTACGGTTATTCGCCTGTCGAGCAAATCATCATGACCGTGAATATTGCCTTAAAACGGCAGCTTCACGCGCTGGAATACTACACGGCGGGCAGCGTGCCTGATGCGCTGGTCGGCGTACCTGAAACGTGGTCGGCGGACGATATCAGGCGGTTTCAAGAATACTGGGATTTGTTGTTGTCAGGCGAAACGGCAGAGCGGCGCAAAATGCGTTTCGTGCCGGGCGAGTTGTCCCGAAACTTCCACGAGACCAAGCAGCCGCCGTTAAAGGACGTTTACGACGAATGGTTGGCGCGTGTCGTCTGCTTTGCGTTTAGTGTTGAGCCTACGCCGTTTGTGGCACAGGTAAACCGTAGCGTGGCAGAGACGAGCCGTGAGCAGTCGCTTTCAGACGGCATGAGTAGTCTGAAAAACTGGGTAAAAGCCCTGATTGATGACGTGCTTGCCCGTTACATGGACATGTCGGCGTATGAGTTTGTCTGGAAGGAGGAGGAATCACTCAACCCGAAAGAACAGGCAGAAATCTACGCTATTTATAAAAACGCAGGCATTCTTACCGCTGATGAAATCCGCGCTGAACTGGGCAAGGAGCCATTGCCGGAGCAGGAGGAGCCTGAACCAAATAAGCAAGACGGCCAACAACCTGAAGAGCAGCCGAACCAAGAGGCTGAAAAGCTGGGAAAGTCGGAAAGCCCGATGAGCGAAGACGAATCTGCCGCGCTTATTGAGGCTTATTTGCTGACACGCATTGACGGCTTGGCTGAACAAATCGCGGCACTGATTGATAGTGCAGCCGTCGATTGGCAGGCTGAGGATTTGGCGGCGGAATTGAGCCTGGTAGCAAAAATCGTTACCGACGGCTTGGATTTTGGCGATTGGACGGGTTTGTCCGATGTGGTCGAGCCGATAATTAGACGAGCGGCTGAAGATGGGGCAGTTGCCGCCTTGTTGCAGGTAATGCCTGACCCTGCCGTCGGTATGGTTACGAACATTCGCAGCCGTGCAGTCAAGTGGGCGCATGAACGCGCCGCCGAAATGGTCGGCATGAAGTGGGTGGGCAGCGAGCTTATCCAAAATCCTGCTGCCGAGTGGCAAATCACCGAAGGGACGCGCGAAATGATACGCGCCCAAGTAGTCGAAGCCATGCAAAACGGCGACAGCGTGCAGGAATTGGCAGGCCGTCTGAAAGAATCTCATGCTTTCAGCAACGCACGCGCCCGAACCATTGCCAGAACCGAAACGGCGATGGCTGACGGCATGGGTAATCTGATAGGCTGGGAAGAGACCGGACTTGTTGCCGGTAAGCAGTGGATAACCGCCGAAGATGACAAAGTGTCAGAGGTTTGCAATACGAACGGCAAGATGGGTGTAATTGGGTTGCATGAGCATTTTTCACACGGGGCTTTAACGATTCCGGGCCATCCCAATTGCAGGTGTACGGTCGTCCCTGTTCTAGCAGAGGATATGTCTTAAATTTAGTTGATGTTGGTAGTGGGTTTGCCGCTCTCTTTACGGGGGCGGCTTTTTTTGGGAGTACAGAATGGCAAAGTTATACGCAGAAATCGCCAAGATGGAAGCGCAGGACGACGGCACGGTCAAGGTTTGGGGCTACGCCTCAAGCGAGGCGGTCGATTCGGACGGCGAAATCATCGCGGCGGAAGCAATGAAAGCGGCTATTCCCGACTATATGAAGTTTGGCGCGGTGCGTGAAATGCACGGTTCAAACGCAGCGGGAACGGCTATCGAAATCAACGTCGAAGACGACGGGCGCACATTTTTTGGCGCGCATATCGTTGACCCTGTTGCGGTTACGAAGGTCAAAACAGGCGTTTACAAAGGCTTTTCCATCGGGGGAAGTGTTACCGCCCGCGATGAATTGAACAAGTCGCAAATCACAGGCTTGAAGCTGACAGAAATCAGCCTTGTTGACCGCCCTGCTAATCCTGACGCGGTGTTTACCTGCTTTAAGGCAGATAAACCGAAAGATGAGGAAGAGGCGGATAAAGACGAAGACGACAAGTCAGCCGATAAACCCGATGAAACACCTGCTGAAAAGGCAGAGGGTGATAAGGTCGATGACAAAGAAGACGACAAAAAGGACGAAGCCGAAAAATCGGTAAGCGTGAATTTGTCTGAATCTGAAATTGCCATCTTGAAAGCAGTTTTGGCGATGGTTGAGAAATCAGCCGTTTCAAACGGCATTGCCAAAGCTGAATCGGCTGACGAACTGGCAAAGGCGCAAGACGCGCTGAAAAAATCGAATGATGCCCTTGCCAAAGCACAGGTGGAAATCGAAAGCCTGAAGAAACAGGCAGCCCCGCCGAAAGGCAGCACTAAAGCCATCGGCAAATCAGAAGATAACGGCGAAGATCCGCTGAACGGTTTTCAGCCGATTGTAAAGAATGACGGTTCGCTTGATGACGTGGCGACACTCATTAAAGCAAAACAAACAGGCCGTCTGTAACACCGCTTACAGGCGGTTTTTTTATTATCAGGAGCGATAAATGAACGTGAATCAACTCACACAAGAAACGATTGATCTGATGAAGTCGGCACAAGCAGGCGGCGAGCCGTTGAACAAAGGTTTTACGCAGCCGACCGGCTTTACCACCGGTTTGCAAACCTATGACCTGTCTGCGCCGTCACAAAAACTCTACCCGGTATTGACCCCGTTGCGTAACCGTATTCCGCGCGTGGGCGGCGGCCGCACCATCGGTTCAAACTGGAAAGCTATCACGAATATCAACGTCGGCAACCAACGCGCCGGTATCAGCGAAGGCAAGCGCGGCGGTGTTATCAATCATGAAATCGTCGAACGTAACGCCCAATTCCGCGCCATCGGCTTGGAAAACCAAGTAACCTTTGAAGCGGATTACGCAGCACGCGGCTTCGAGGACGTGAAAGCGTTGGCAGTTGCCCAAACCCTGCAAGCGACTATGGTTGCCGAAGAAATGATTTTGTTGGGCGGCAACACCAGCTTGAAAGCAGGCGTTACTCCTACGCCTACCGCCGTCGTTTCCACTGACGCGTCTGGCAAAATCAGCGGCAACGCCCTGTCCGTCGTCTGTGTGGCTTTGGGCTTGCAGGCATATTGGGACGTTGCAGGCGCGAACAACGGCGCAATCGGTCAAAGCCTGAACATTAAAACTGCTCAAGTCCCTGCCAAAATCACACGCCAAAACGCGGATGGTACAACCGATACATTCGGCGGCGGTTCTGCTCAAAAATCTGCGGCGGCATCTGTTTCCGGTATTGCAACAGGCAAAAAAGTAACCGCGATGGTTCCGGCCGTTCGCGGCGCGGTTGCCTACGCTTGGTACTGGGGCGCGGCCGGTTCTGAAAAACTGGGCGCGATTACCACTGCTGCCAAAGTGGAAATCTTGGCAGACGCTGAAGGCACTCAAACTGCTGCTTCCCTGCCGTCTGAAGACAATTCCACTTCCGTTTTGGAGTTTGACGGCTTGCTGACCCAAATCGCCCTGCCTGATTCCGGTGCGTTCTGGTCGGACAATAAAGGCAACGGTTTGACTTCCGACAACGCGGGCGGCGTGTATGAATTTGAAGAGGCGTTCGCACATTTCTTTACCCGATATCGCCTGTCCCCCGATACCATCTACGTCAACGCCCGTGATTTGGCGGCACTGACCAAGTTGATTATCGGTAGCAACGGTGCGCCGATGATTAAGTTGAATGTTGACGTGAACAATACGGCGAACATCCGCGCCGGTGTCGTTGTCGGTTCGTATATGAACAAGATTACAGGCGACGACCTGAATATCGTGGTACACCCGAACCTGCCTGCCGGCACTTATCTGTTCTACTCAACCCGTCTGCCTGCCTACGTTCAGGGCATCGGCAATCTGCTGCAAGTGCGTACGCGCCAAGAGTATTACCAAATCGAATGGCCGCTGCGCACCCGTATGTATGAATACGGTGTCTATGCGGACGAGGTGCTGCAAGGTATGTTCATGCCTGCCTTCGGTATGATTACCAATGTAGGTTAAGCCGATATGCCGTCTGATTTTCAGACGGCTTTTTCTTTTGGAGATTTTGAGATGACAGTTAAATTAAAAGCACCTGAAGGCTTTACCGACGTTTCCTTCGGCAGCCAAAACTACGCGGTAGATGAAAACGGTATCGTGGAAGTGCCGTCGGAGGCGGCGGAATTTCTGTATCAGTTCGGTTTTGGCAATGTTGCCTCCGAGCCTGCCGAAGAGCCTGAAAAAGCCAAGCGCGGCCGCAAACCTAAAACCGAACAGCCGACAGAGCAACCAGCCGAACAGGCTGAACCTGCCGAAGCGACGGAGCCTGCTGAACCTGCCGAACCTGCCGAAGCCGAACCTGTCGAAGCTGAAAAGGCTGAATAACGATGGCTGCCCTGGTATCGCTTGAGGAGTTCAAGCAGCGTATCGGCGTTGAACATGACCGGCGGGACGACTTCTTTTTAAGTGTCATTGACGGCGTGTCGGCGGCAGTAGAAGCTTATATCGGGCGCAGCCTTTGGGCTGCCGATTATGTCGAGCGGTACGACGGCAACGGCAAAGACCGCATCATATTGGACAATTACCCAGTTCTGTCGGTGTCGTCAGTCAAAATCAACGGCGCAGATGTCGGCGGCTGGGATTTTGCCAATTGGCTGCTGATGCGCCCCGAAGGTTTCACGCGGGGGCTGAGGAATATTGAGGTATCGTACCGCGCCGGTTATGAGTACATGCCTGCCGATATACGCGAAGCCGTGATGATTATCGCGATGCAGCGTGTGAACGAAATCGAGAGCAGGGGCGCGCAAAGTAAAACCTTGGCGGGTGAGAGCGTATCGTTTTCGGCATTCCCCGAAATGGGCGGCATGCCGCCGTCTGCGTTCTCTATGTTAAGGGAGTACCGGCGTAAGGGGGTTTGATGGTCAAGGTTGAATTTATCGGCGGCGATATTCTGGCAGCGGTCTTTAAGGCATACGCCGCCGATATTCAAGATGCGGTCGTCAAATCAGTGGGCAGGTCGGCATTGCGCCTGCAACGCGAAGTACAGCAGAACCGGTTATCCGGCCAGGTGTTGAGGGTAAGGACAGGCAACCTGAGACGCTCCATACACCAGCGCGTGAACGTTTCAGGCAATGTTGTTTCGGGCGAAGTCAATACGAACGTCCGTTACGGCATCGCGCATGAGTATGGTTTTACGGGTAATGTCAATGTGAGGGCTTCGCTGCGTCAGGTCAAACAGGCGTTCGGAAGGCCGCTGAAATCGCCGCGATATGTCCACGTCCGCGCCCATACCCGTGATGTGAAGTTGCCGGAGCGGTCGTTCCTCCGTTCGGCGTTGCGCGATTTGACGCCGAAGTTCGCGGACGATCTGCAAAAATCGATTAGAAAGGTGCTGAAATGAATCGTGAGGCGGTTTATTCCGCGCTGTGGGCGAAGCTGGACGCATTAGACGGTTTTGTTACCAAGAGCCGTAAATTACTGCACTGGAACGATGTGAAACGCTACGACCAACCTGCGTTGTTCATGGCTCAGGGCGATATGCAGGCGTTGACATTGACGGGGCAGGAAACCAAGTGGATTTTGCGCGTTGACGTGTACCTGTACGTTCAGACGGCAGGCGAACCGCCCGCGCCCATTATGAATCCGCTGATTGATGCGGTGTGCAATGCCGTGAACGCCGTACACCCTATCACGGGTAAGACGGATTTAACGGCAGACGGCGCGGATATCGAGTATTGCCGCGTCGAGGGTACGGTGGAAACAGACGAGGGAACGCTTGGCGAACAGGCGGTTTGTATTATTCCGATTGTGATTTGCGCCGCGTAATGCGGCTTTTTTTGAAAGGAATGTCATGCAGTTGACGTTTGGTAGCGGCGAAGTGTTCGCCAAAATGATTACGGATGCTTACGGCAACCGTGTACAGAACGCAACGCCCGTGCGAATCATGGGCTTGCAGGAGATGTCTGTCGATTTGTCGGCGGAACTGAAAGAGTTCTACGGTCAGAACCGATTTGCGCTGGCTGTGGCACAAGGTAAGGTTAAGGTTTCGGGTAAATTCAAGGGCGCACTGATTAACGGCCTCGCCCTGAATACCCTGTTCTTCGGCGCGGAATATGCGACCGGCACGATGAAGGCACTTTGGGCAGACACTACGGGTAAAGCGATTCCTGCGAGCGGTGCTTATACCGTTCAGGCAACTGCGCCCAATGGCGGCACGTTCGTTGAAGACGCGGGCGTAATGGGGCAGGACGGCACGGCATTCATTAAGGTTGCCGCATCGCCTGCGGCAGGTCAGTACACGGTATCGGAAACGGGCTTGTACACCTTTAATGAGGCGGATAAGGGTAAAACCGTTTATCCGAGCTTTACCTATACACAAACCATGCCGTCAGCGAAGAAAATCGAGCTGTCCAATATGGCGATGGGCAATACGCCGACGTTCCAGTTGAAATACCTGACGCAGTTCAAAGGCAAAAAAGCCCTGTTGGAACTGGAAAGCGTAACCAGCGGTAAATTAGGCTTGTTCTCGACTAAAAATGACGACTTCTCCGTCCCCGAAATCGACTTTACCGCCTCAACCGACGAGGCAGGCTTTAAAGTCGGTACGTTGTGGATTCAGGAGTAACGCCGTATGCCGTCTGAAACGTTCAGACGGCATTAGACGGTCAATTGTACTTTTCTGACCACATTTTTAGGGCAGCGGCGATGATTTCCGCCTGCGTTTTACCGCTTTGGGCGGAGAGGCTTTCCAACAGGGCGATGTCTTCGAGCTTCATTTTGATGCCTTTGACTTTTACCCCGCGCTTCTCGTCGCTGCGTTTTTGTATTTCCGCTTTCGTCATTGCCATTTTGCGTGTCCTTTGCTATATTTGGGACTGGAGGCGGCGGCTACCGCCCCCAGTTGGTTTTATCAGCTAATAGGCGTATCGCCTGCCAGCATAAAGATTAAAACCAAGATGAGAATTTGAAGAGTGCGCTTCATCTTCTTTCTCCCGTTTAACCCCTGCTTCGGTAGGGGTTTTCCCGTTTGTTGAACTACTCAACAGTAATAATTATAGGTTAACCTATAAAATAAGTCAAGTTTTGTGTACCGCCGTGGATTTTTGTCCACGGCGTTTTTGTTTTTTGAAAACAGGAGTGTTTATATGACTGTACGAATTAAAGGCGTAACCGTT